TACTTGATATGTTCCCTTGTCCATAATGCATCTTCTGCGCTCTGGACCTCCATCATGTATTCTTGGTAGAACTTGGATGGCTGACCCGAATCCCTGTAGAATTTCTTCTTTTCTTCTAACTTTGTCTTTGGGAACCATGATTCCCATAATGGAGAACCTTCAGGACTAACTGCTTTATATGTAATAAGCTTCCATGCAAAGTCATCATTACCTGACTTAGCGCGAGCGTGATTGATAAGAAGATTATTAATGAAAGAATCATAATGAACGGGAGTGCCATTAACACGCAGCCTACCAGTATGAGGCTCAATTGCAGGATATACGACAGCGGTAACAAGATTCGCATTCTTATCCCTTGCGTCTCTCGTAATTGTATTAGCTTCATGTTCAAAGTCATCAAGTACGATAAGATCATATCGCTTATGGAGCTTCGCTCCTCCCCGAATACCCGCGACATTAGACTTGGAAATGAGTTTGCATCTGTTTGATAATTCAATGTCCTCCTCTGTCCACTTAGGTCCTTTTAGTTTGCCAAAATAATATAGGAACCTATCATTGTACTCAAGATGATGCTTGATATAATCCATATTACCAACAGAGAGTTTTTGCGTGGCCGATACCCAGGCATAAAAGTACATATCATCTTTTGGACAGAAAACAAAGTCCTTAAGTATTGACGCTTTTGTAAGTACAGTCTTGCCATGACCTCTTGGTAATACAATAGCAAGCTGTTTAACAGATTTATCATCTATATTATCCGCTACTTCATAATGAAATGGAGGTGTCTCACTTCGTAAGAAATCATCTGGCAGGAATAACTTGCCAAATGATATTAGGTCTTTACTTGCGAGCTCGAATACTTCTTCAGCTTCAGATACATTCTGAGAGTTTATATTCAAAATGATATTTCAGAATCAAGTACCTTAGATTCAACAGATTCCCTGTCATATGCCAGAAATTCCTTGAATTCATCAATATTATCAAGACCTAGTGACCCAGCAATAGCACCTGAGAATTTATGTATCTGTACAGCATTGATCTCAAAACCTTCACTTGTACTTATGAATTTAGCCCCTAATTCACCTGAAACATCAGCTTTAGAATCTTTTAATATTTTTCTCCAACCATCCATTATATAATCAACAGCTTCATCAATATACTTATCATCTCCAGTTTCTCTTGCCTTTTTAGCTCCTTCAGCAAATTTCTTAGCGAAATGACTTTGCTTATCATGAAAACCTATGATCTGTTTTCTTCCTCCAATTGCTGCTGAACCTGCCCATTCTTCACCCCGTGTTGCTAACATACGCAAAAACTTATCTGGTGTACCTTCTGGACCTGCAAATACTATTTTAGCATTCTTCTTAACAGCTGCTTTTATCAGTGCTGTAAATGAGTCCATTGTCATACTTCCTTCATCTATGAGAAACTTTCCAGCAGGCATCTTATCAAACATCTCTAATATTAACCTACCAGCATAATTTGTCTTTGCTTTAGATCCACTTGCAAAAAAAGAAAAATTCTTTAATACGTCTACTGATTCTCCAGTATCAGGTAATGTACCTTTTTCAACCATGAAAGATATAAAAGATTTTGATTCTGGAGCTTGACCTCCCCTCTGATCCATAACTGGTGTTCCATCTGGAGCATATTTCTTTGATTTGCTTCTAATTTCGATCCTAAAATGTGAAGTATTAGGTGTATCTCCTCTAGTTTGCTTGAATTCTAAATAATGCCCTCCTTTTCCACCATGATCAAATTTAAGATCCATTTCAGCATCGATATTCGATGATAATTTAGCTCCTTTATATTTACCTATGGCTTCGCCACGACTAAGATTCCCGCTACCTTCTCTGATAACACCTGCCTCTCCAGCAACAGGAGGTGGAACA